AAGCTTCTTTTTTGGTGTTTCCTTTTCCCAGCGTTTAGCAATAGTTGGCTCATTAGCATACATGAAACGACGTTGTGCTTCGCTTTGAAATGGCATGAGAATCTCCTGACCACATTGTACCAAGAAAACAAAAAGAAAGCCAGCGGAGAGGAGGGGACTCCGCTGGCTTATCGCACCCGACCACCATAGGTATCGTTTAATACGTTCCAGTCGTCCCAGCGGGCTTGGTTGCATCAGCAACGATTGCCGACAGACCGGCAACGTCAAGAGCCTTCTTTGCCTTGGCGTACTTAGGAAGCGGCACGCCAGCCTTACGCAGCTTATTCGCACGACATTGGCAACTGGCCTTCGTCAAGCCGGTAGCGGTAGCCAACTCTTCGACGGACTTCGCAGCAACGCACGCAGTCACGAACGCAGTATCCGAAACGCGAACTGCCTTCTTTTTGTCGGACATTCTTTTCTCTCCGGGGTAAAACTTACAAATCAAACACCTTAGACGATTGAAGTGTATCATAGTTCTTTTTGGTCGTCAAGATAAATCTTTACTTTTCCCAGGGTGCCTTCGTTCGTTGGATAGTAGGAGTCAGACCATTCACCAGATCGTGCTTAGTCTCTGCAATTGGAACGAGCAATGGATTCATGCTTCCTTTTGCTTGCTCGGCGGCAATGGTTGTGATCTGTGGTTCCACAAAAGACGGCGCCTGATACAGTTGCTCATGATTGATATTGTCGCATTTCAGTCCGCGTTTAGAATGCTCTTGTTTCAATTCATCCTGCTTCGCCAACTTCTTGACAATAATCGGATCGAGCATTACCGATAGCGGATTACTTCCTGGAGCATGTCTTGCTGCCTTATTAGCAAATCCAAGAGATTCAAGTTCGCTCCAAGTTGTCTGTCCCTTTTGAATGTATCGCAATGCACGTTGATAGCACGGCCAACAGAGACCCCTACTAGCTGAATTTCTCTCGCATCCATTGATTAAGCATTTCATCGTTCAATTTCCTTTTCGTTATTCTTTTCCGGTATTGAATTCTATTATCTTCTCTTGATGCCTTTCGTGCTGGTTTCTTTCCATTTAGATACCAAGCGTGTCCGTTTCTCAGTGCGTCACGAAGTCCCTCCTCGTCGTTATGGTGTTGTACTATAATGTTCATAATCCCATTCTACCGTAGTGACGAAATATCGTCAAGTGAATTCCTTCCAGTACAGTTGTACTTGGCTAGCTGTCCAATATCGAAAACCACTCTGGGAGGTCGGATCGGTCAGCACCAAAAAGACATACCACCCAAAGGTGTTGAGCGATGCGTTCAGTACTTTCAGATACTTTCAAGATGGCCGAGTACAATGTTTCAGTTAGATAAGTATTATATCGGGATCGGACGTAAGTGCTTATGGGTAAGGGTTTTATATATATATTATATATATATTATTATTAGAAAAAAGAGTTATCTCACTAGAACTGTTGTACTTTCAAGGGGATTTGAATTTTCTGGGGATTTGATATAGAGTTATACTGTGACAATAAAAAGGTATCTTTTTTCTTTTATCCTAACCTTGATTTTTCCTTGATTGTAGGCAGATTGACAGCATAGAATCATTATCTAAGTCGTTAGTGCGTAACGAGATAATACTTTCAAGATGCTCCTCAAATTGCTTCTTGAATCTTCTAGTCGATTCTACAACACTTCTATAATTCTATTCTGTTCTATACTCTAATGGGGGACTCTATTTCAAGCTCTCGAATCTGACACCTTATTGGATAGCCCGTAAGTAGTACCTTAGCAAAGGTGGGGTTTTGAAAGTGACGAATAGGCGGAGGGGGGCTACTATCACTGGCGTCTTCGGATCGACGGGGTGGGGTCGTTCTGATTATCGGGGTTTGGGGCCCCCTTTATTCGTTGCAATTATTCTATCTATAAGCAATGGGCTACATAGTGGCCATAATCGACCCGGTTTTGTCCGCGTGTTTGATCTGCTGATTTGCTGATCTGCATTCTAATGCGGAATCGTGCAATTTGCACGATGCGTAGTTAGCCCCCACAGCTTGTATGCCATAGCCTATCGAACACCATATCTTGTACCATCACAATGGGTGTCCACTACAGGTAGTGGTCATGACGACTCAGCATACAAGTGATCCCCCACAATGGCGACACTCTAGCAGCGTCGCTGAAGCGTTCCGAGCGGTCAGGTCGTATTCTGAGACCTGCGAAATCGACCGATCTTGCGACCATATAGTATATGGTCAACAATTCCAATTTGACTTTACTCGACAATGATGTATGCTTTAATCGAAAGGGGGAAACAACATCAGCGGGGAAGTGTGGAGAATCGAGGGGTTTACAACACAACACTAAAGCAAGGGGAAACATCATGTTGACCAGTAAAGTTAAGGTAATTCGTGAGAAAGCGTATGATTTAGCGACTGAGCATGAATCCGATTTTCTCAAGCTTCTGATCTGTGGGCCACAGAGCGATTGCGACCTACAATTGTTTCAGAATGCAGTCGCCATGCTTCTGGGCGAATGCGAGTACCGCAAGCATGAAAACGACACACAATGCCCCGCGAACCCGCGTGAAATGGCGGAAGCGTTGGGAATTGATTTGAACGACTTCCGCAAAGAACAAGCAGAGAGCGGAATGGCCGATTTGCTCCGAGAATTGACCAGCGGAGATAATCCGCATGACGACGACGACGACGCCCCGTGGGATGATGAGACGGACGACTAGCCCCGCCGATGAGACCGATTCGCTATCGGTCGAAATAGCCCCTAGTGAAGTGGGGCTATCCGGGGAATCGAAACAACATACTAACGCAAGGGGAAACATCATGACACAGAAAGAGACGGTACTAAGACACGAGAGGGAGCAAGCGTGGAGCAAGCTTGCCGAATCGAAATCTGATCTTATCCGCATGCTTGAACGGGGGCCAACATACGGCGAATTGGACGCAAGGAAACTGCAAGATTGCCTTAAGGTGATAATTGCCGAAGTGGAATTTCGCAAGCATATCACGAAAATCGACGATTGCGACACTATCGACGATATCATCACCCGTAATCGTCCAGAAAGCGATATCGACGGGGAAGAGTGGAAAAACCGATAATCCCCCGTAGCTTACGACGATAACGTAAGCTTTAGTCCCCGCTCGACTGTGGGGACTATTTTCATTTGCTATCATGCTACAATGTGTTATACTTCACTGGGGACACACAACACCGAAAGGGGATTATCATGCTGCGTTATTCGATTATCAGCGTAGAAAATGGGCATAAGCGTATCGCAAGCTTATCGTCATGCGGGGAAGCTATCCGATTATGCTGCAAGCTTACAATGGCATGTTATGTGTACGATACGCATGACTGCCGAACTGTATTTAGTAACCGATCTTGACACACAACACGAAAGGGGACCGTGCTATGTCACATCAAACTGCGTTGATAATGGTTGCGAAATCGTTTCGACTAATGATGACAGCTAAGACAGATTGTGAGTTTCGATTTTGGGCAGGGCAGCACCAGCGATACTACAACATGGAATACGACTTGCGACAAACGGCCATGCTCGACAACATGGCAAGATGCAATGAGCGTATTCTCTCACAACATGCGTAAGGGGATTATCATGCTAGGGGAATGGGAATGTCCGCTTTGCGGATATGCAGAATGGTACTACTACGATTACACTGGCCCCAATGGGCCAGTGTGTCCAGATTGTGATTGCACAATGGAACTAGAAGAGGGAGGGGATTATGTTGAGAATCAATGTGTTGTTGCCGTGTAACTACAACAGCGGATTGCCAATTGGGCAATCCAAGCTTGTCTGTATTCTCAATTCTCTACGCGAGATTACAGGGGGCTACACAGTCGGCGGGATTGTGCATGGATGCTACACAATGGACAGCGGAGATATCGCTCACGACGACTGTACGCCCGTTTTCGTGGTATGCGACGATAGCTTGCTGAATCGACTAAGGGAGTGGGCCAAGTCGGTTGCTATCATCTTGCGTCAGGAAAGTATCTATTTCGAGTACCAACAAACCAATGTCGATTTTATCAGGGCAGAATAGGGGGTTGCAATGCCTGTTTACATCATTTCCGGTTGCACGAATTATGAGGGCTGCACGATATTGCACTCCTGCACTGGTTTGTCGGTTGCAAGCAAAGCTTTCGATGATATCATAAAGGGCGATTATGGCACCTATTATGATACTATTAGGTTGGAGGGTTACGACCGTGACGAGAGTTGGGTAATTTATCGGCATCACAGGGAATAGTCGGTTGCTAACGCGAAAGGGAAATGCTATGTCGAAACTTGCAAGAGTGTTGCCAAACTTGGATGAATTGATGGAAGCTATCGAGAGTGGAGAATATCTCGGCTACTGCACGGAATGCGGAAACGAGCAGTCGGGTTGCGAACCTGACGCCCGCAAGTACACTTGCGATGAGTGCGGACAGCCGTCAGTATACGGTGCGGAAGAACTGCTTATGATGGTGGTGTGTGAATAGTATGTTGCAATAGTCGGTTGCTATGCGGAATATGCCTCAAGCGTACAATCGTCACATCCCGCAGGGCATTATCTACGGGATGGGAGTTGACTTATCAGTAGAATGTTGTAAGCTTTATCGGAGGGTTGCACAATGACACAGCTAAACCTCATTGACACAGAGCATGTTACGCGGAGTCGGTTGCAAGTTATCTGCGATATAGCAGAGAAGATGGGATATGATATCCAGTTTACAGACGGTTGCTCCGAGCCAGGATACGACGATAAGCCCGTTGCTCTAGCAAACTGGAATAGTCGGTCGCACTATGACCCAGAAACCCATCGGTATACAACTACAGACGAAACGATGCCACGGTTGAGAGTGTTGCTTGAGAAGATGGGATATAGTTGCGAGTTGGAAGATGAATGGTATATCTGCGGGGAATGCAACAAAGCAGTCCGCTGTCAACCGGACAGTTACAGTTGGCAAGCATACTATGCAGAATACAGCGGCGAGATATCATGCGGTGATTGCATAAAGAAAAATCCAGAGTGGTATCTGGAATTATGTGAGGGAAATCCTAATCGTGCAGTTACACTTGATATAGACTTGACGAAATATGGATATCAACTGTACTCAGGCGACCATGAAGCAGGTTGGCATGAGGGGCAGAATGCAGACCCCAAAAAGATAGCGAAGAAACTCGTTGCAGAGTTGGGCCACGAAAGATACATCTTCAAGCTTGACTACACTGGACAATTCGATATCGGATTTTCTGTTTGGGTAAAGGACAGCGAAAATGAATAAAATAGATTATGTTGCTAGTGCGAAGGCAGTCCGTGACGCTGTAGAAAGAAGTAAACCGAATAAGAAAGAAGTGTATGAAGCGTTGCTTGAGTTGCTCCGCTGGGCGACCGGTTGCGACAAGCATAGCAATCCATATTGCTATCCCCAAGTGAAGCAAGCGTTGCGTGTTGTAGCGAAAGAACAGGGCATAACAGATTATCTGGATGCAAAGCTATAGACTGCCAAAATGGCATGTGTAGAATCGCTCAGGTTGCGTTCCGAAAGGCGTGTTTGAGGTTTGATACCATGAGAATTGACCCGCCTAGACTAAGAAACGGAGCCACCCCTCTAATGTGGGATGGTTGTGTTGTTTTAGCACGATACGGAAATGAATACGTCACTTGGGCTTACTTTCCAGATGGATGTGAGAAATCTTGCGATTGGGTGCACTATCATCGTTGTTCCATTGATAACGCAATGAACGATTTTGAGGTTCGCTGCAAACGTGGCTATTGAAAATCCAGTTGTAATCACTTGACAATCGGATAGAAAGTTGTAGGATTGATATGTCAGAATGGAGTTTCATTACAGGAATCAGTGACTTAGACGGGTGCGACTTGACCGAGACTGTTGTTGAGTTGCTCATTCTGTTTATCCTGCTGTTTTAATGGAGGGACTGCAATGAAGTGCTACTGCGATATCTGTACTGGCCCAATGGAAAAAGAAAGGCCGGAGAAGAGCAAAGACTTTTGCTCTGAGACATGCAAAACAATTAGCAAGTCGAAAGGCGTAAAGTTGGAAGACTTGCAAAGGAAGCCATCAATGCACGTCAACAAGACTCATCTTGATGACTTTCAATGGCCGAATCCGATCATTCCGAAGCAAAGCTATCACCGACACAGCGAATTGAGGTACAGCAAACATGGACAGCACGCTACAACAAGATGAAAAGACTTGGAACGAGCTAGACTTTATCATGTCGTTCGAGGGTGGGGAGCTATCGAAAGAGGATATCATTGACGGTTTTCAACACCTGATCGACAACGGGCACGCCTGGTGTTTACAAGGTTTCTATGGTCGGACTGCAATGAGTCTTATCAACGAGGGGTACTGTCACCGATGATAACAAACCCATACCAGCAAGTTGAAATCGTAAATGCTCTTAGGGGTTACTTTCCCGAGGTTTACATTTCTTTCGTAAATCCCAAGAGCGGTCTAAGGACTGCCGAACTAGGTGGAAAATTGCCGTACACTCTTGTTGAGTTTTTGCGGCTGATGGGTGCAGAAGTGCTAGAGTACACCCATCATGGCGTCACTGCAACCGTTGTCAATTTTTAGGAGTGAAGAGAATGTCAAAAAAGAATCGTGGTAGTCAAGTTGTTGAGGGCGAGTCGGTTGTTCCAATTGCGACTACCGATTATACAGTCGATGGCGTTTCTGTTGTTGGCGATGAAACAGACCCACCAGTGCCACCTGGAATGAATCCGAAGAAAAATCGGGTTTCTAGTCAGGATTTTGTCTTGGCGTATAAGGATTGTACTAGCTATGCCGATCTTGCTAAGGCGACCGGGATGGCAGTTTCTAGCGTCAAGGTACTAGCGTTCAAGTTGCGAAAAGCCGGTGTCAAACTTGTGCCATACGCCAGAAAGCACGCCACGATCAACGTGGACGAACTGAATGCCCTGTTGTAGTCTGTTCCCTCTATCATGGATGATAGAGCGGAAACCGTGCTGTTGTTCTTCTTTACAGTGGGGAGCAGTAGGCCGACACGGTTTCCTCTCTATCACCCCTGGAGAAAGACCATGACGAAGCGTTATCGTGCATTCGATATCGAGTGGGACACTTCTGATGACAACGATGGTCCAGATGGTCCGTTGTCTGCATCTTCACTTGGATTGCCGAATGAAGTTAAGTTCACAAGCAAATGTGAAATTGATGCAGATGACATACTGGAAACTCTTTCGGCAGCATACGGTTATTGCATGAAAGGTTGCAAATGGGAGGAGATTACTGATGAATCCAGTAAAGATAGTTGAGCCTAGCGGTCCAATGGTTCGGTGTCCCTGCTGTGGCGGCATGGTGCAAATGCCTTGTATGTCATGCTACTTTGAAAATGGCAGCAAATATCCGCATGAAGTCATACGGGAAACAGAGAATCCTCACTACAAGCGTGGATACAGTAACCCTATTCCAGTTTCGCATAATGCAAGGGACTATCCAGCCGCTCATGTCGTTGGACTTGAACGAAATGGCAGAGTAATAAGGAAGTTCATTCATGACTAAGGCTATTATCTACACTCGATTTTCGCCGCGTCCAAATGCAAGGGATTGCGATTCCTGCGAGAAGCAAGAGGAAAGATGCAGATTGTATTGTGACAATCGTGGATATGAAGTTGTTGGATATTTCCCTGATCGCAATGTATCAGGAAAGACTGTCAATAGGCCGATGCTTCAAGTTGCTCTTGGGCTTCTTGAGAATGGAATGGTTTTGGTTGTTGACCGGAACGACCGACTCGCAAGGGACATGCTTGTTGCTCTCACGATACATCACGAAGTAGAATCGAAAGGTTGCACAATCGAGTTCGCTGATGGCTCTCCGCTTCGCTGCACGCCGGAAGGAAGGTTGTTCCAAAACATCTTGGCGTCGTTCGCTCAATTCGAGCGAGAAAAGTTCTCAGAGCGTACCAAGAGCGGGCTAGCAAAGAAGAAGCGTGACGGTGTATGGTGTGGGCGACCGCCGATAGGATACCGAAAAGTTAAGGGAAAAGACGAACTTGAGGAAGATGTAAAAGAGCAGCAAGCTATCCGTTACATAATGCGTAACTGCCATCATGCTTCAAATTGCATAGCAAGTGACTTGAATAAGTATTACCTCCCTTGTCGCAAAAAGCCTTGGTCAGCCCGAACAGTCCGAAGAATCATTGCCAGAGAAAAATCCAAGGTTTCCTCTTGACAGAGGTTTTCTCACTTTGTAGGGTAGGATTATGAAGAGAAAATCACCCGGCCTGTACGCCACTCTTGGCGACGAAACGATCTTCCTTGGGAAGTTCGAGCATCTTGTTGATGATCCATTGATTCACGCAAACGAGATAAGAATTGAATTGATGAATCTGATCTACGATGCGGCAGTTTCTATTGCTTCTGACCCAGACCCGGAACACAACACGGAAGTTATCACAATCGAAATCATCCAATAGGTGAATCATGGCTTTTGATCTTTCGTCAATCTCTTCTGAGAAGAGATTGCGTGCCCCGAGAATCATCTTGCTGGGGACTGAAAAAATCGGGAAGAGTACATTCGCTTCTCAATCGGATTCTCCGATTTTTATTCCTGTTAAGGGAGAAGAGGGTATCGACTCTATTCCGGTTGCTCAGTTCCCGACTTGCATGAGCCTATCTGATGCAATGCAATGTCTGTACTCTCTGTACTCTGGTGAGCATGGATACTCAACAGTGTGCATTGATTCTGTTTCTGCGTTGGAAGCATTGGTGTTTGCCGATGTTTGCCAACGTAATGGTCAAGTTGACTCTATCGAAAAGGTAGGTGGAGGGTATGCAAAAGGATACACTGAAGCAGTCAATGTTTGGCGTAAACTTACTGAGGCACTTGATGCACTTAGGAATGATCGCAATATGGCTTCTATCCTTATCGGTCACGTTAAGGTAAAGCGTTGCGACTCGCCGGATGGTGCATCTTATGACTCATGGCAATGGGACATTAACGAGAAGGCATCTTCGCTTTTGTATCGTTGGGCCGATGTAATCCTCTTCTGCAACACCAAGATAGTCGTTCGCAAAGAGGATATCGGCTTCGGAAAAGAGAAAGGGAAGGCTATCGACATTAGCGGTGGTCAGCGTTTCCTTTATACAAGGAAGAACCCAGCCTATCCAAGCGGTGGGCGTGGAGTGTTTGGTCAGTTACCGGCAGAGTTGCCGCTTAACTGGGGAAGTTTCATGGACGCAGTAACGAAAGTTTCTCAACAATAGAAGAGAGGTTTCAATGAGTGATCTGCAACAGATTTTCGGTAATGGTTTCGACACTGGTTCCGTTCCGCCTGCCGAGGACTTCGCCGCCGTTCCTCCAGGAAAGTATCCTGTTGTGATCGAGAAGGCCGAAGTGAAGCAAACCAAGAAGGGCGACGGACATTACATTGAACTGCAACTTTCCATCCTTGATGGACCTGCGAAGAACCGAAAGGTTTGGGATAGGATTAACATTCAAAATCCTTCCCAGCAATGCGTCGAAATCGGATTGCGTTCCCTTGCCGCTCTCGGTCTTGCGGTAGGGTTGGCTTCTGTTTCAGATACCAGCCAACTTCTTAACAAGGTGTGTATTGCTCACGTCAAGGTTGACGGAGAAAATAACAGCGTTCGCACGTACAGTGTGTGCGGTGGAAATCAATGCGGTCCTGCACAGACAGCACCACCGTACACACCTACTACGCAGCCGCAGACTCAGCAGCAAACCCAACCGGCACCGACTGCCGCCGCTGGCAAGCCGCCTTGGGCTCGATAGAATCACTGGCCTGAATATTCCCCGCATAATCGGATATGCGTAGCGGAAAGCTATAAGGTCAATCGCTAGCATGGATGCGAGCGGGTGAGTCATTTTGCTAGCAAGTTGCGTATGGATGTAAAGCCTTCGCACTTTAATGATTCACCCGCTTGCACCCCTGGAGTTAATCATGGAACCTCAAGAACTTGACACTCTCGCCTGTCTATGTCGTCAGCTTATTCACGCAAAGAAAGCTGAAGAGAAGGACAAGTCGAAGCGTATAGAGATTGAAGAGAAGATTGCAGTCCTCGTTCCTGGACCCGAAAAGGGCCAGAAGACAGTTACGCTTCCTGACGGCAGCAAGGTCACAGTTGAACGTGGATTCAACTACAAAGCAGCTTGTGACATGATCGAAGCAGCAATGAGACCACTTGACCGACCGGCACCAGTGAAAGTAAAGACCACTCGTGAACTTGACGAAAAGGGATATGAATGGTATCGAGAGAATGACGAGGATGCTTTCAATCTCATTTCCTCTTTCGTTACAGTTACACCCAAGAAAGTTTCTGTCTCAGTAAAGGAACCTAAATGAGCGATATACTCGAACACGTTCCGACTGACTCACAGACAGTACAGGCTATCTATGCACAATACAAGCAACGAGGGGATTCCGAGCCAGACCGAGGTTACTTGGGGTGTTCAGAGTTGGGGCACGATTGTCCTAGATACCTGTGGTACAAGTTTCGCGGTTGTGTCAAAGAGTCGATAGATGGCAGGACGTACCGACTATTCGACACAGGAAATCACGAGGAAGCACGATTTGTAAATGATTTGCGGGCTATCGGCTGCACCGTCCACGAGGCCGACGAGAGTGGCAATCAATTTGCCGTGTCTGCGATAGGTGGGCACCTATCAGGCCACATGGACGGCTGTTCCCTGGGGATTCCTGAAGCACCGAAGACTTGGCACGTTCTCGAATTCAAGACTCACAACAACAAGTCTTTCAACAAGCTGAAGAAAGAAGGCGTACAGAAAGCAAAGCCTCAACATTACGTTCAAATGCAGATGTATATGCACTTATCGGGAATTACTCGTGCATTGTATCTTGCCAAAAACAAAGACGACGACTCTTTATATTCCGAGCGTGTTCGATACGATAAGTCTTTCTGTAAGAAACTTATCTGCGATGCTGAGTTCATCATCACTTCAAACACTCCTCCTGAACGAGTTTCGACAAGAGAAGACTACTATATTTGCTCTTGGTGTGCAGCACACAAATTGTGTTGGGGTGGAGGAAGTGAAGACCCGACACTTACGATAGTATCAATCAACTGCCGTCAGTGTTGCCATGCTACTCCTACTATGGACGGTCATGCTTGCTGGCAATGTGAGAAGCATAAGCGTGGACTCTCGATTGAAGACCAGCGGAAAGCATGTGACGATCATTTGATTCTTCCTGGGATCATGCATGATTTCGTTCCATCGGAATGCGGAGAAGACTGGATTGATTTCGTTTTTGAAGATGTATCATTCAGAACTGGCAAGGGTGGTTTCTCAACAAAAGAACTTATGAAGCTTCCAGTTAATGGATTAACTAACAATCTTGTTGGAGAAGTTAAAGAAGAGTTCGGTGTTACCATCGTTGACTATGGACCTGACTTGCTATCCAAGTATCCCGAATCCGACTCTCGTACAATCTGGACAGGTCCAGCCGATCAACTGATTGCGAAATGGAAAGAGATTTATGGTGAGGATATGGCGAAGTTGGAAGTGTTGAATCACTGTCAGTCTTTTGAGTATGCAGCAGCCGAGTTTCCTCACGACCGAATCGCAATCATGTGGGAAGATGGAAAGCGTGCCGAAATCCGCGAGGGCGTGTCGTAATGAAAACGAAAGTCTGCACAAAATGCGGAAAAGAGAAGCCATTAAGCGACTTCTCTTTTCGTTACAGAAGAAAAGGACAGAAACCTCGTCCCTATGGTTTTTGTACTAAGTGCAAACATAAACAGAATGTGGAGTATGCTCTCAAGAAGAAGATTCGCAACGGCACACTCTTTGAATCCATTCGCAAGGTTGACCCGAAGAGAGCAGACAGACTTGAATCACTGAGTAAGAAAGCTAAATTGGGATTGCCGATGTAATGGGGTTTACAGCCAGACCATACCAACAGGAAGCGATGGACGCTATCCATCAATTCATCTGCACAAGGGAAGGGAACCCTTGTGTAAGTATGCCAACTGGTTCAGGTAAGTCTCCGACAATGGCTATGTTAATCCAGAAGTGGCAAGAAGAGACTCCTGGAATTCGAGGGTGCATCCTTGCACACAGAAAGGAACTGGTTCAACAAAACCATGATAAGTTTACAGCAGCGTACTCAGAATGCTATGAAGGCTCAGAAAGAAATATACCGCATGGAGTTGGAACACTGTTTGCAAGAAATGCTATGGGAGCCGGTATCTTCTCCGCAGGATTGGGAAAGAAAGATTATGAATCTCCAATCCTATTTGCATCAATCGACTCAATTTACAAAAGAAGCGGAGACTTTGAGCCATTCGATTTCATTTTCGTGGATGAAGCACACAGGATTCCGTTCTCAGGTGAAGGCAAGTATAGGACTTTCCTTTCTGGCTGCCGTCGCTTTAACTCTGACTTGCGTATCGTTGGTTGGACTGCTACTCCGTTCCGCATGGCGGGCGGTCAGCTATGTCACAAAGATCATATTCTCACGCACCTAGTTTACGAAGCACACATCACGGATTTAATTAACGATGGATACTTATCAAAACTACGCTCCAAGGTGGGAATTGCAGTACCAGACACCAAAGACGTTAAAAGATATTCAAACGGAGATTACATTACTAAGTCCCTTGCAGAGGCAACAAATCAGGAAAGTCTTGTGTACGATGCAGTCTCCGAGGCTGTTCGTATTATTCATGGAGAGAGACGAAGATCAATCGTCTTCTACTGCGTCGATATTGACCACTGCACAAAAGTCTCTCGTGCCCTTAACAGCTTTGGTATCTACGCACCAACGATAACAAGCAAGACACATCATCTTGACCGAGATAAGATACTCAGAGATTTCAGTAGCGGAATCATTCCGGCAATTTGCAATGTCAACGTCTTAACGGAGGGTTTCGATGCTCCCGGTATTGATTGTATTGTTCTTCTTCGTCCTACTTTGTCTGCTGGCTTGTTCAGCCAAATGGTTGGTAGAGGGCTTAGAATCTGTGGAGGGAAGGCTGATTGCCTTGTATTGGATTTTGCTAATTGTATTGATGAACATGGCCCAATTGATTTACTTGGTGGTGAAGTCACTGTATTAGCAGTCTGCCAAGAATGCCGCGAGACATTTTCCCGTGCTTTGAAATCGTGCCCACATTGCGGATGGATTCTTCCAAAGCAAGAGCGAGACAAGATCGAGGAAGTAGAGCGCAACAAGAGGATGCACGGAAAGACTGCATCAACCAAATCAATTCTTTCAAACGAACCGGAGATTCTGAAAGTCGATTCGATTTATGTTTCAAGACACAAGAAACCCGGAAGCCCTGATAGCGTTCGCGTTCAATTCAGAAGCGGACTGCGTATGCTACGCCACTGGATCACCTTGGATCACCCCGGACCAGCTGGGGTACTGGCTCAGCAGTGGTGGCGTCGTTTCATTTCAGTTCCGAGAGGCCACATAACAACAGTAAGCGAAGCCCTTAGTGATCTGTTTGTATCAGAGAAGCTACTTGACGCCATTAAGACTATAACTGTCGTCAGGAAGGGTAAATGGTTTGAGGTAGTTGACTACAACAAACCAACACAAGAAGATATCATTGAATACAATAGTCCTGGTGCATTAGCAAAAGACGAACTGATTCAATAGAATGTCTAATCCAAGACTAGAAGCCGCCCTATACTACGCGAGTTTGGGATGGTATATTTTCCCACTTGCACCAGGACAGAAAACTCCGATCACACCTCACGGTTGTAAAGATGCAACTACTGATTCCGAAACAATCCGCGAGTGGTGGTCGAAGTGGCCTATAGCAAACATTGGTCTTGCGTGTGGTGAGCAAACAGGTCTGTATGCAGTTGATATTGATGTAAAGGATGGAATAAATGGTTTCGACTCTCTCAGAGAATTTCCAGAGTTGCCAAGGACAATACGGCAGGATACCCCCCGTAGAGGATCGCACTTCTTATACAAATCAATTATTGCACCAGCTAACCGAAATAGCTTTAGACCTGGCATTGATGTACGGGGAAACGGATATTACATTGTCTTGCCCCCTTCTACGCATCCAAATGGAGGTACGTACCAATGGACAGTAAGGAATGCACCCTGGGAGATTCAAGCAGCGGAGTTTCCAGAGTTCCTGAGACCATCCAGCCGTTCACCTTGGACAGTATCCAATGTCGTAACGCCCCCAAAAACAATTATTGCGTCGAAATCGGATGCGTCTACTTCAGATGTGCTGTTGCGTGCCAGCCGTTATTTGGAGACCTGCGACCCGGCAATCCAAGGTAACTGTGGACACAACAAATTGCTTTGGGCAGCGGCAGCACTGATTCACGGATTCCTTCTGTCTGATTCTGATGCGTATTCTCTTCTTGAGAGAGAATACAATCCTCGTTGTGTGCCACCGTGGGACTTAAGCACACCGAAGGACAAGAAGGATTTTGAGCGTAAGATTTCGGAAGCAAGAAAACTTACGCCACAAAATCCAGAAGGATGGTTATTGTATGATGGGGCGTATAATTCTGATGTTGGAAGTGGTTGTAGCATTGATGTTTCTTCTATCCTTACACGACCAAAAGACGAACCTAAGAAAGTAGTGCAGGTTTCTTCAGATTCGGAATATGCCTTTTTGATTAAGCCAACAGGTCTACTTGGAGATATTTGTTCATGGATCAACAGAACAGCAATCAAGGAACAACCGTTCTTATCTTTGGCGTGTTCCCTCTCGTTTCTTGGTGCCTTATTTGGACGGAAGGTAAAGGATACTCTTGGGAGCAGGACGAACCTGTATTGCATGGGTGTAGCTCCGTCATCTGCCGGTAAGGCACACGCTATGAATCAGATTCGTCGCCTTGCAGCATCTTCAGGATGCTCAACATTGCTTGGTGGCGACGACATTGCATCTGATTCTGCTATCGAAGATAGGGTCTATCGTGAGCCATCGACACTGTTCATGTGGGACGAGATTGGTCACTTGCTTGCTCATATCAAATCAGGCATTAGCCAACATCACGCACAGGTTGTTTCCTTGCTAATGAAGTTGTATTCAGCAGCAGGAAACATTTACTTAGGAAAAGAATATGCCGAACAGCAACGACAACGAATCATTAGCCATCCCTGCTGCTGTATATACGGAACTTCAACAATGGAAAGATTCACTTCAGGAATCTCTCCGATTGAACTGCAAGACGGATGGCTCAGTAGGTGTCTCGTTTTCCATTCCCCCAATGTTTCACCCAAATGTCGCGGTAGAGTGGAAGTGCCAGTTCCCCAAGAACTATCGGATTCCATCAAGCGGTGGGCAACTAGACAGATCGCAAATAGTGGAACTCCTAATATCTGCACGTTCATAGGTCCAGGGTATCAGCAGCAACCACCAACTCAGATAGTAGTTCCAACAACACCAGAAGCCGAACGAATCTTTATTGAATTCGACAATGAGGCAATTGAATATGGTCAGAAACACCAAATGCTGTCATGTTTGTGGGCGAAGGGGGAAGAGAATGCAAGGCGTATCTCGCTCATTATTGCTTGCGGCGAACAGTTCGAGCAACCGTGCATTTCTGCATCAATTGCTGATTATAGCTGTAGGCTCATTCGTTATCTTCTTATGGACTTTAGTATCACGATAGCCCCCGAAATCGTAACTGGAACTACCGACTCAGATAAACGCAAGATACTAAAAGTAATTGCGAAGTCTGGTGCTAAGGGAGTTCTCCAATGTGAGATAACGAAGGCGACTCAAGAAATGCGTCGTGAAAATCGAAACAAGTTCATTGATGATCTTGTTGAGGGAGGCGAGATAGCGTGGGACAAAGAGAATCGTGGTAAAACTGTTTCGCGTCGTTTCTGGACTGCCGAATTCTATGTTGAGAAACTGGAGAAGAAGTGATGAAACTGATATTGTTGATTTTGTGTTTCTTTGCAATATATGGATTTATATCTTTCATTGAAAACATTAGATAATGAGTGAGTCAATTACGATAGTTCTTCCATTGCCAAACAAGGTGCTATCTCCTAACTGCATGACAGGCAGTTTTGGTGGTCGAATCCTTAAAGCGACTTCCACCAAGAAATACCGCCGTCAGGCCAGGGAAGCCGTGGAAGCCGAGCGTGTCGATACAGCCCCTTGGACTGCTGTTAGTGTCAAAGCCTCATTTTACTTCAGGGACGCCCGTAGACGCGACCAGAGGAACGCAGAGAGCAGCCTGAAGGCAGCTTATGACGGTATAGTGGATGCGGGGCTAGTGGCAGACGACGACTACCATCACATGAAGGGAGAAAATACAGAGTTTCACGTTGACAAGAAGAACCCTAGAGTTATGCTAAGAATTACCAGAACCGACACACCAGAGGAAAATCATGCCTAGAACTCCCGCCAAAAATCTCGTTTTGAAAACCATCAGAGAAAAACCAGGAGACTGGTATTGTAGACTTAATGAAGAGGACCAGCTTTATGTAGATGATGTTGTTGACGCACTGCGAAATAACGCAGGGGCTTCTGTTTTTTGTGTGTCTCATTCTTTGGTTAAAGAATTGAACATAACTACTCAACCAGAAACCGTCTCTAAAACACTAAGGAACATGATTCATGCGTCGAAAAGCATCTGAGTTAGTTGACGATACCGAAAAAGCTGATTATGATATCAAACTTGCTAAGGCAAAGAGCGACATTGACAGACTGAAGAAGTCTGATAAATCAAACGTCAAGTATGCACTTGATGTTGAAAAGAAACTTGATGCCTTGTTGGCTATCCAAGGTGAGCCAGCGATGCAGCGATTCGTTAAGATGCCACGGTCGAAGCCCGATGGTGTCGCCGTGATATGCCCGTGTTCTGATTGGCATTGCGAAGAGAGGGTATTCCCTGCTGCGATTCACAATCTTAATTCGTTCGATCTTGAAGAAGCTGAGAAGCGTATCAAGAGGTTGTTCAGTAAAATTGTTGAATTGATTGAATGGCAGAATCACTTCGCCCCTGTGGTGGAACTGTGGCTTCCTTTGCTTGGCGACTTGATGACAGGATATCTCCATGATGATCTTGTAGAATCCAACTCTCTTACTCCTGTTGAGGCTTGCGTCTTCTTGCGTGACCAAGTTGCCGGTGGTATCGACTTCTTGGTTAAGGAAACCAAGTTGCCTATCGCAATCCCAACTTGCAATGGAAACCACGGTCGGACTACGCAGAAGATGCGTATCAAGACCAGTGCCAAGAACAGCTATGAATGGCTCTTATATAAGACATTAGAGAAGTTGTATCAGGGCCATGAGCGTGTGGCGTTCCAAGTCGGTGAGGGATACCTTAATATCCAGAACATCATGGGTCGCAAGGTCCGATTCCATCACGGAGACGGAATTCGATACCAGGGTGGTGTTGGCGGTATTTCGATTCCCGTAAACAAGGCAATCGGCCAGTGGGACAAGGTTGAAATGTGTGACCTTGATGTGTTCGGTCACTACCATCAATTCCGTTGGGATTATCCCAAGTGGGTTTGTTGTGGGTCGTTGATGGGGTACACTGAGTTTGCTCTGTCAATCAAAGCAGACTGGCAGCACCCAACACAGACGTTCATTGTTCTCGATAAGGACTATGGCGTTACCAATGCGTTCCCGATCTTCTTGACTCCACCAAAGAGGAAGCAATAATGGACATAGAATTAGCATGGGCGGCTGGATTCTATGATGGAGAAGGATCGGTCTCATGTACTTCCAACAACGGAAATCCATATACAAGAATACAATTGTCAATTGGACAGAAAGATAGGCATGATGGATCAATTTCAGAATCGCTAATTAGATTTATTAACGCAGTGGGCGTTGGTAAAATTTATCGGAAAACAAAGACGGGGAAGGAAATAAATCAACATCAGTATTTAGTATGCAAGAAATCAGATGTTGAATTTGTACTCTCAATCTTGTGGCCGTATATCTCAGAAACGAAGCGTAATCAAGCAGAACGAGCAATCGCATTGTTGTCATCTGGCATTGAAAGACTAATGAACAAAAGGGAGGTTGACAATGAGAGTGTTTGAAACAGGAGCAACAAGAGATACAGACACAACAAAACTTGACCCAGAAGGATTTCTTTCTCCTGTGGTAATCAAGAGATATTGCGAGTATCTACATAAGCATCGCGTTCAGGCTGATGGAAAAGTAAGAGACAGCGACAACTGGCAAAAGGGCATTCCCTGTGATGTTTATATAAAAAGCATGTTTCGGCATTTTCTTGATGTTTGGATGAAACATAGAGAGAACGTGGGAGACGTAACTTACTCTCTTGAAGAATCCCTTTGTGCTGTTATCTTCAATGCGATGGGATATCTTCACGAATTGATGAAGAAGCAAACTGGATTCCAACCAAACGAAGAAGCCAACAATTGGGATTGATATACTATGAATCTTCGCAACGGAATGTTTATTGGAATTGAATTCTTGGATCATGTATCCAAGGGCTCTGTTCCGGCAAGATTCACCGTATATGGAAAGGTGTCTAAGGTATCCAGGGTTGCAGTCTGTGTAGACTGCTGGTGCTACACAGATAAGAATACAACTTACGATAGTAATGTAGATCGCTACACTATCGTAAGAAGTGCCATAACAAAAATACACTTCTTCAAAGAGATTAAGTAATGCCATACATCAAACAAGATCAAAGAAATCATCTTGACTTTCATATTGAAGAGATTGTCAAGGCGATAAGAAGAGTTTCTACTGACATTTCCGACCGACCTGGGCCTACTAATTATGTAGTGTCAAGGATAGTCTTAGGTGCTTTGAAACCGAATATGAATCCTTGGTCGTATCATTCAATCTCTCGTGCGGTCTCAGTTCTCAATGACGCCAAGACGGAAATGGAACGTCGCCTGATGGCAAAGCGCGAAGACAAAGCAATAGCGTCGAACGGAGACCTGGAGGAATACAAATGAAGATAGCTGTTCTCTTCGACGAGATTTCTCCTGAAGATGTACTTGCCGACAAGGACGTTCTACAGCAAGTCAAGATCATCACCGAAACACTAACGAGACTTCAACATGATTATGTCTTGGTTCCATGCACTCTCGACCTCTTGGCTTTTAAGGACCGAATCACGCAAGAGAAGCCTCGCCTATGCTTCAACTTGCTTGATACTTTGGACAGCAAGGATTGTCTTAGTCACTTGCCTATTGCTGTCCTTGATGCTTGTGGGATTCGGCATACTGGCCCTGATGCGATTGTTCTATCTAATGTCACTCGTAAGCTGGTAGCCAAGGAACGACTAAGGGAACATGATCTTCCTACCCCAAATGAAATCACTGTCGATACCGACAAGCAGAAAGGTGGAAAGTGGATCATCAAGGGAAGTGCCGCCGATGGTTCTTTTGCAATGTCTGATAACTCTGTTGTTGAAGGAACGACAAGATTCGTTCAGAGGATTCTCCGTAAGAGAATGAAGGAAGAGAAGTCTCAACTATTCGCGGAGCAATACATTGAAGGACGAGAATTCACCGTACCATTCCTTGGAACAGGTCTATTGCCGATTGCTGAAGTTACATATCAAGGCTATCCAGATGGGAAGCCAAAGATACTGGCTCAATCAGCGAAGTGGAGCCCTGATTCCTTCGAGTACAAACACACAGGATCACGTTTCGAGTTTACTGAATCTGATGAACGCTTGCTTACAAGCCTCAGATACAATAGCAAGCAGTGTATCAAACTTTTCCATTTATGCGGGTGGGGTCGGATTGACTATCGGGTAGACAAGGATAACAATTCTTACATCATTGATATCAATGTTGGATCGTTCCTTGCTCCTGATGCGTGGTGGGCAGAATCAGTTAAGTTCGCAGGTGTCGAATTTGATGCAGCTATCCAAGTAATCATAGAGGATTCTACGAAATGAAAAGTGTTTACCTTGCTGGCCCGATCACTGGTTGTACTTATCAAGGATGCACCGATTGGAGAAAGAAGGCAATCGAGCGACTTAAGGAATTTGATATCGAAGGGTTGGACCCTATGCGTGCAAAGAGCTATCTCGAAGCGTTTGTAGAAATGGGGAATGAATACAATCACCCATTAAGTTCTGCGCGAGGAATTATGACTCGTGACCATTGGGATTGTACGCGATGCGATATTGTCCTAGTGAACTTCATTGGAGCAAAGACTGTGAGTATCGGAACAGTCATGGAAGTCGCATGGGCATGGGATAATCAGATTCCAGTTGTTATGGCAATTGAAGAGTCCGGAAACCCTCACCATCACGCTATGATTAACGAGGCGACAGGCTTCAGAGTCCAGACATTAGAAGAGGCAATCGAGACAGTAATCGCAATCCTAAAGAGTTAAGCATGAAGCCAACTAAGAGACTGTTCTGGAAGTCATTTCTTTTCGAGATTGAATCCAACCTAGTTGGATTCAGTCTCGCTTATGTTTGGTTCGGAAATGTATCGAACTGTCTACGCTTCACTCTTCTGTGTGTGGCAGTCAAGACGCTTCTTCTTTGCATTCACGAATGTCTATGGGACTAATCAAAGACCTCCCTGGCCAGCTACATCTTTTTGATGCTGAAGATGCTGATAAGCAAGCCCCCAACTCCCACCACAACCGTCCAGAGCCAGCGAACGCCAGTTCTAACGCTATCCCTGGACTGCTTGAGGGAGGAGATATCATTCTTCATACTCGGGGCATTGTCCCGCTCTGGCTTCTCTCCGTTGATCTGCAAGTCTAGGTCATGCACTGTTGAATGACAGTGCTTACAGTTCTCTTGCATTGCAGATAACGTCTTAGTAACTTCCATGTGATACTCATGGACTTCTTGCCTAAGCTGTGCGACCCCACGACCTGAGCTAGCGACTTTCTTCTTTACTGGCATGATGTGTCTCCATAAAAAAACCCACTGGAAAGGCTTCGTGCCGATCCAGTGGGAGCAAATGGGTTTAATCCTTTACTTAGCCACTGGAGCGACTGGAGCCGCGTCAGGAGCCACTGTAGCGGGAGGATTCACTTTAGCCTCCACCTTAGTCTTGAGCGTTTCCAGCTTATCGTGGACGCTTGTATTGAACGAATCAACCTTGTCGAACAAGTCCTTTAGGACAGGAGCGTTCTTCAGGTCTTCGTCAATCTTAGCCTTGTCAGCATGACACTTGGTATAGACAGCCTTACAGAGCAAGAAGCCACCCACACACAAGACGATCACAACAAGATGCTTCAAGAAAGGACTCTCAAGCAAAGCATCCTTTATTTCCTCTTTCTTAGCATCAAACTTATCCTTCAAGCTTTCCTTCTCAACCGGGGGAGCAACCACCGGGGGAGCAACCTGCTTATCCTTACGCAACTCTTCGAGGATTTGCTGTTGTCCTTGAGCGATAGCCTTCAGGCTATCGGAAATCTCGCCGCCCTTGTCCTCAACTCCCTGACGCCAAGGCAACTTAGCATCCTTGTCGATAGTTCCCTGGGCACAAGCGAAACCAGAAAATACAAACAACACACTCAGAACCAGAACACAAGTCAAAACGAATCGCATAACATTCTCCGGGTTAAAGGAATTACATTTGCGGCAATGTGTGATATAGGTACGGTCCAATAAGATTATGGAGAGTGTACCCACCATCAGTCACGCCACCAGTAACAGTAGCAATCAAACGACCAGACGAATCAACAACTGGACCACCACTGCATCCATGCCAAACATCGCATGTGGTACTAAGCATATTCTCGTCAGCAGAAAATTCCTGGATCGTTCCCTCGACCCTGACAAGAATACTCCCATCGGCAAAGCCGAGCATACTAATGGTATCTCCAACCTTAGATGGCTCAGTCTTAATTTGCAAAGGCGGAATCTTTGCATCAGGAATCATGAGAACCATAGTATCAAGTTCTCGATTCACCGCAAGGATTCTTGAATCGCACTTCCTTCCGTCATACATGGTGATTTCTTCAGAGCATCCATCACCGTATCCGTGGGCACAAGTAATTACGATTTCAACTCCCATCGCTTCATTTCTGTCAACAATTGTTCCGCTGACAATAGAAGTTGTTTGACCTGAACTTTGATTCTCAATGATAACCAATTGAGGATACTTCTTCCAATCGGCTTTAGGCAGATCACGATGATTCTGCCTTTCTTCCCTTCCGTCGCTACCTCGATTTTTGAATCGCTCACGAAATCTACCGAAGAATCGAGTGTCTTCAAAAGACTTGTCACCACAAGACTTCAGTTCACTCTCGATTGTTTCTTTGTCAATTGAACCCTCGTGACGATACAATTCCTTGCCGTCAATGTCAGTAATAACAACAGTCGGCAAAGAGTACACTGAGTAATTGGCTACGAGAGATTTGTTCTTCTGGATATCAACATCAATCTCGTAAACTTTGTATCCGTCTTTCTTGATGGCGTCAATTGTAGGCTGGACTTTCTTACATGGACCACACCACGAAGCATGGAAGAACATCATGTACTTCGATTTGCACTTACAATCTGCGTTCTCGAAAAGCGATTGCCTGTGTTGAGGCACAAGATAAATCAAACACAGAATAGCGATGATACCAAAAACAAACCTCTTCATTTCTTATCGCCTTTCTTTGATTCCTTAATTTTCTTCTTGAGACCCACCAGGGCACCCAAGGCACTACACCCGGCACAGACACCCTTGCCAACCCACACGACACCATTAACAATTGTTCCCATGTTACACCAATACGAAAAGAGGTTTCAGTTTCGGGCTCTCATACAGATGATGTGGCTCAGTCTTGCTGTCAGGTCTTCCCTCTACCGGATCAAAGCCTGCGAGACGCATTGCACGCGAATAAGATTCAGAACATACGGGAGGCAAGTCGGATACAGCGGTGTCGTCGTCAATTGGATTGGGCCACAATAAGCCACCGGTAAAGGTGTGAGATAACCCAAGCAAGAACAAGCGAACCCATCCATATGACTTCTCCGTGATGCGAACCATTACTGACGTTGCGTAATCTTCTTGGAATTGACCGTTCGGCCTTGATACAATTATCTTTCCGGGCCATTGTTTAACAACATCAGAAAGAAGAATAATCCTACTTGGAGAACTCGTCATTTGAACCAAAAGAAGATTGTTGTCCCACCAGCACGCCATAGCAGAATGACAAATGCGATATTGATTAGTCAGTGCAATAAGCCAAGTGAACCAACCCCAAGGTTGATACCACTTGCACCTAGGATGGAAGCTTAGAAGATCGCCGGTGCGAATCTTATCTTCTGCCTTGGCGTATGGAACTCGCTTGACTTCTCTTCGCTTTTTCATACAAGTTTATTGTACCTATCTGAGTCAAGGTGTCAAGGGGAAACCTTACCTAGACATAGTATCGTTATAATACTTCAGGAGGGTAGGCGATATGCTCTTGAGACGCTCACGCTTATTGATAACCGCCTGGAACAACTGCTTCTTCTCTTCCTTGTCGCTAACTGCATATACATCAAGTGCCTGTTCAAGACTAAGTCTTCCAACCTTTGCAGAAAGAGGACTCATTGACGCCTCTTTTAACGCTCTACTGTATTGATCCGAAGTCATTCCTTTCATGTCTTCTTTTGATACAGTCTTTCCTGTACGAAGAGTTCTAACTAACTTAGCATGTTTTTGTGATGATTCAACTTGCTCTTTCGTTCTTGGCTTCGTAGGCAATCGTTCACCTAGATATTGATTAGCAAGTTTGATTGCTTTAGTTTGAGTGATGTATGCCGGTGCGGCAGTCATTCCAGTCACACCAAGCAATGCAGCCTTCCAAGTTGGATCGTCAGCCTTCTTCATCTGATCGAAGTTCTTTTTGGAGAATGGAACGAATGCTTTTCCGAGATGCAATAAGCTGTCTCCAATCTGTTGCATGATTGGGTCTTTTGCATTCCTAACTTCACCACCATAAAAATCTTCATTACGAAGAATTTCAAGAACCGATCCCCACATGGGGTGCAACTTGTGTTGCACAGTTCTTAGTGGATTAGAACTATACGATACAATATCCTTCATGTATGAAGGCAATGCAATCCTCTCGTCACTACCATCTGGATTCTTATTCCCAGTTTTCGGGAACATATAGTCGTATAAAGTCTCGGGCGGTTTTCCATTCATTAAGTAATGTAGAGTTCCGCCAATCAAAGCGTTACCAATAATCGCAGTAATCACATAAGCCTGACGGCCAGTTACCCAATCACCACCAGACTTAACCCTACTCTTAGTGCTGAACAGATCGGATACTGATCCGCCGTACTCTCTGATGAATCCTAGATTCCATCCAGTAGACCTAAACGCCAACTGGCACGCATCAGTCATCAACTGATTCCAATGTAGATTATCATAGCACAACTGACCCAATCTGTTCTCTACAGAATTGACAATCTGAGTAGCTTGCTCGTGCTTTTGAAAATCATCTATGTTAGTTTTTTCTGCACGACTATACAAATCCTTCAGCAGAAGATTTGCAACTCCAAGTTTCAGCCTGGGGACTTGATACTTCATAATCGGGGCGGCAGCAAGTTCGATTGCACCAAGAATACTATGGACAGCAATCTTAGCTTCGTCTCCAAGACCCTTATCGAAATCAGTATGATTCTTCAGGTCATAAAATGTATCTTTTAGAACTCGATAGGAATTGTTGGAGTATCTCTGATCTAAAGATGATCTCATTCCACCAGTCATACCCAGTTCAATCAACTCCCTAATTTCTGGGTCTTGAATTTGATCCAAGTCTTCCTTCATTACAGTCTGTATTTTCTTGCCTCTCTTATAGAGAGAAAATGGGGCAAGCGGAGACTGAGCTATATTGGCTGCGGCTTGTTTGAACTCTCCTCGTGTGGCCTGATGAAATCCTAATCCAGCCTGAGAGAAGATTGAGTCAAGTGAAGTAAAGATCGCATGATACGCAGACAAACCAAGACTAGCTTGATTGAGTGCATTTCCATACAGTCTTGCCACTCTGTACGCACCACTGATAGCCTCATTGGGATTAGATCGCAGTCCAAGGGATAGGTTATTCTCGACAAGAGTAGCCACATCATCAGGAAGTGCCCACCGGCCAAGAACTCGAACCCCAGGCTGTTCAAATTCTGTTTCTGAAGTTCCAAGAACAACAGAGCGGTCCAAGTGAAGTAGTGGGCTGATTGGTTCGTTAGCTCCAAGAAACTTCTTCCACAACTCAGTAATGTTCGGTGCATCACGCTGCATCTTATCAGGAGTATCGAGCCAAGCCTGGAGAATTACTGCTTCTCGTTCTGCTGGTTCCTGAACATACCCCTTAAAGAAATCCGACGCAGCTTGACCCTCGTGACGCAATGCGGCTAACTTAGTCCATTCTTCTTCGATCTTCATTTCGGGATGTGCTTTACCAACACCATCAATATACTTACCAAGACCGAAAATATCTCCAATCTGATGGCCTATCTCGTGTGCTAGTGTGCCTAACGGAGTTGCGAATGCACGAGTTACTTCTTTGCCACCCTCAACAGAGAACCCGAGAACTCCCTTTTTGAGTTTCGTTGCAGTATTTATTTTGACTCCAATGTTTGCTGCGACTGCATGAAGTTGGTCATGAAGAAGTTTGTCGTAAGCCTCTTTAATAGTCATCGAGGAACCAGATTGAACATTGAAAGTAGGGTCGTTAATCAATTTGTATCCGAATGGAGTATAGTCCTTCTCCATCGAAGCAGGAACAAATCGAGCAAGACCAGACTGCTTCAAAGAATTAAATGCGTCAGTCTTTGCACACCATTCGTTCATCTGGTGAATACGCTTCATATACAAATGAACAGGATTCTCGTCTTCTAGTTCAAGACCAGCATCAAGACTCTCACGAAGGAAGTCACGGGTTCTATGCTTCAGGAAACCAGACTTCCTGAAAGCCTTAGACATGATCTTTCCGGCAACAACATCGCTACCGGGCTTTCGCTTAAAGATTCGGGGGAAATAATTTTCAATGAACTCTCCTGACCCACGACGTTCTTGAACTCTTTCCCACGCTTCAGCACGAGCTTCATCAAGAGCCCTTGCTATTGCAGTAAGGCGACCATTTACAGTTCCATCTGGATTCAGATGCTTCTTTCCTTCATCAACATCCAAAGCGAATTGAATGTTCTCTTTCGGGGTCATTCGATAGAAGGTATCGTCAAGTTTTCCAATGTGAGCTATCGCCACTTCATCCCACTGAGCAGCCTTTGCACCAGAGAGATTGAGAATATGAGTTGCCTCTCTAACACCAGGAGCCTTGATGGCAGTTGGATTGAGAACCTTCATCAATCCGTGCATGAATCCCTTAACGACGGATGGACTCTGATATTTAATAGTTGGAGTGGGCGGAACTGGTGCAGCCTTGGTTACAGTTGTATTCTGCTCATTTAGATTAACATCGCCACCAGGAGACTCCCTTGCCCAATCCTGTTCGACCTTCTGTGCGATATCGTGGGCACCTTCGGGATGTTCAGACGTAGACTTGTCGTACTCAAGTCCATGCTGGCTCATTAGATGATCTTCAAGTGCCTCATGCAAAGCGAACTTAGGACGCTCTTTGTCAGTAGAATCCTTGTCAATCCAAATCTGATCTTCAGGTATTTCTTTGTATCTTGACTTCGTTCCGCCGCTGGTGAACTCACCAAAGTCAGGCTTATTTGGATCATCGAACAATCTCTTATTGACAGCCTCAGCCTCAACGGCCATTACCTTCTTGCCGTTTACTGTTCCTATCTGTTCTCCAGTGATAGCTGGCTTATCACTATCAGCAGGATACAAGGTCTCAAGAGTCTTTCCTTCAGGCTTCTTGAGTTTCGATGATTCTGATTTCAGATTGTCAACAAAACCTTCTTGAATTCCATACTTCTCAGGGATATTTCTGGCTGGCAATTCTTCAGGTTTCGTTTGTAGTTCCTTAGCAATATCTTGAAGTTGCTTGGCACGATCACTCTTTGATCTCCCACCAGAAAGACCCCACTCCATCCACTGAGCCCTAGATGGAGTTCCGCCCTCTTCTGCCATCTTTACGATTTCGTCTTTATGTTCGGATATTGTCTTGACATTCTCTTCGAACCTAGACATCAATTCGTCAATTCCCTCACCTTTTCCTGGAGCCTTAGTTACTCCACGAATGGCTTCCGGTGCAGCAAGGAATGGCATTGTCTCAAGACCACCCTTAAACGAATCCCACCAACGAGACATTACATTCTTAAGACTGAGATTTCCACCCGCTATCTCTTGGATAGCCTGATCCCCAGCCGATGCAAACGCCATTGCAGACGACCCCGCAGGAATCTGAGTCAGATACTTAGACAAAACCTCAGATGTAAACTTAGGGGTGATTCCCTTCGGAACACTGAATGGAATCAACTTCTTTGCCAATCCTCCATAGATGGCACTTTGTAGACCAGCACTAAACCAAGCACCAATCTTAGCAGCCTTTGGTGAAGCACCTTTCTGAAGTAAATTGTCATACGACTCGTCGTACATACCAGGAACGAATGGAGTCATGCCAGCAGCGGCAGACACGGCAGAAGTCAATCCTTCTCCGGCCTTTGCTAATTTAGCTGCACCACCAGCCAACTTACCGACACCACCAGATGCAGCAATTGGTGCAGCCATTTCAGAAGCATTGACAATACCTCTTTCCCACCACGGAGTATCAGCCCTAGCTAATGGATCAGCTTGATTTCTTATAGTGTATAATTGCCGAGCGAATCTAGCAGTATCATCATCAAGACCGCCGCCAGTCCATTCGTCTATATCTCCAGAAAGTTTTTCGAGTCCCTTAGCGGCAGCAGTTCCAGCACGACCAAGAAGACCCTCACCAGACGCACCAGAACCAGACTGAGCCTGTTTTACGGCAGCATTATGGACAGCTTCCAAGACACGCTCACGAGATTCTCGGTCCTTTGGAACTGACTGTGCTATCTTCTTTGCGTCTTCGATAGTAGGAGTGAACGAACCTACCATCGCCTGGGCAGCCTTGAATGCCTGAGCGTGCTTTACATATTCCTGAGCATACGCAGGATTCCATTCGAGACCAGGGAATTGAGACTTAAATCCCTTCTCGGTAAGTTGACCCTTCGCTTCAGAAGTTGGCTTGATCGGATTGTAATCCTCTTGGCCCTTTTCAGCAAGGCCATGAATCCATTGTCCGACTTCCTTTTGTTGCTCATGCCATTGCTCTTTGCTAGGCTTCTGAACAACTGGAGCATCCATCCAATCTTGATGATGACCATCAATAGAAGAAACGACAGGAGCATCACGCCAACTGCCGGAAGATTGATTATCGTTAGGAAGGATCAGTTCGGAATCAGGCTCATTCTTTTTGAAATACTCCCTCATTTTATCTGGAGAGGTCACAGATAAATTATATTTAGACGGAGTAAACGACCATTTTCCAGAATCGCCTTTTCTCCACTTGCCACCAGTAGTTTTCTCGTTTGAATACTTACTTTCATCACTAAATGTAATATGGTTTGGCTTCTTATAAGTGTCTGGCCAATGGCCACGTTTGTCGGGTTTAACTCCAGCAGCGATTGCACCCTTCATATCGTAATCACTATCCTGTTGTTGGGATTGTGCATCAACAACAGGAGCATCTTGCCAACCCATTTTATTCCTCTGCTGCTTGTCCAGCAGGTGGTTGCTGCTGTCCAATAGGTTTTTGGTGAAGCTGTCCGTCAGGGCCGATGAACACAGTTCCAGGAGCTAAAGTATTGTAATGCTTATCAGGATCGGACCTATCAAGATGAATGGTTTGAGTTCCAGCCTGACTATGCTGTGCCGCAACGGCAGCAGCGGCCTTTGGGTCAGACTTCATGGGTTGAAGTCCAGCAGCCTTACGCATTTCGTCAACCTTAGCCTGACTGTTTTCTTCGTCTGGCTTCTTGACGCCCATTACAGACTGAATCTTGTCGTTAATTTCCTGAGAATTCAAATACCTCGGCAACTCTCCAGTAGTGGGATTAGGTTCGGTCTTCATCTTTGAAAACTCTTTACGAAGTTCCCAAACGAACTTTTCTTGCTCACGCTTATGCTTCAGGTTGTCTTCGTCAAGTTTGTGCTTGGCTGACATTGAAAGACCTTCCTTGGTTTTCTCAAAATGCGAAAGAATCTTTTTGTTTCCATCCATTCCAATATGAACGTGATCGCCGGAATTGGGATCAATGAAATCATCGCCAGGAGCCCTACCCTTCGGATAAGGCTTAGACTGCATGAAATCAGTTGGCTTCATATTGCCATCTTGCAAAGCAACCATTCTTTCGTATGCAACCTTCTCTTCATCTGAGAATGATGGATTTGACTTCATCTTATTCAAAGCACTGTGCCTTTGGTTATACTCCATACGTTGCTGATCTGTATACTTCTTCTGAAGATACAAATTGTCAATCTGAGACTTCTCTTGATACTCCATTATCTTAGCACGAATCTCAGGATGCTTCCTTAGTAATTCCTGCTGTGCAAACTGCTGTGCGTGCTGTTGAGCAAGTTGCCTTACTTGATTCTGCTGCTGCTGAAATTGTGCAGGAGAAATTTCGTTTCCCTGTAGGTCTGTGTATTTATGACCAGCAGCCTTCCAGCTAGGTTGAGATTGGTCTTCTTCAGTCTGAACCGAGCCATCATCTGTTTCGATATCATCAGCCATTATTTAGTCCTAGAACAATTGATTGTTAGGATGGGGTCCAACGCTAGAATAGGAAGCACCAGCAGCAGGAACATCCTGATGAACTTCTTGACTTGGATTTCCGAATGAAGTACCAAGGTCCAATCCACCAAGAGCCTGGGTGATCTGGCCACCGTAAGCACCAGCAGCACCGCCGCCCTGAGACAATGCAGCAAGAAGCAGTGACTTATCAGGAGCAAGGTCATTCATAGACTTCTTACCTTGCATCACTCCAAGTTTGGTTTGATTCATCATGTCAGCAAGGCGATTCAATGCAGCACTTTGTTGACCTTGAACACCTAGCTTCATATTAGAACCAAGAGTCGTGTTACCCATTCCAAGACGCTGTAGATTCTGCATTCCAGCAGACGCTTGATTTTGATATTGACTACGAATATCAGCGGCTTGCTGACCAGACGTAGAGTCAACAAGGCCAATCATTTGATTGTATCGTTGAGTATACTCATTAACCGACTGTGCGTAGGCTTGGTTATACTCGTTGACGAGATTGGTTACGCCAGTCGCAGCTTGTTGTGCGGAGGTTTGTTGTGCTTGCTGACCAACATTAAACTCCCTTTGTTGCTCTTGAAGCTGCTGCATTGCAAGCTGTAGCTTCTGCATACCAAATGGATCGCCACCACCAGCACCACCAGAACCACCAATAGCACCACCGCCACCCCTTCCCCAGCTTGATGTGGAATCATATCCACCACCACCGCCACCACCGCCGGTCAGCGGAATACCGTTTTCAGTCATTGGACCGAATGCCCAATTCGCATCATTGCCTCCAGGTGCCATTCCATATTCACCTACGGAGCCACCACTAGAATCGCCACTGTATCCAGGGACTTCGTAAAATCCTGTATCTTCGTCCATTATCGCATCCTATAGTAAGGTAACATCCCCAGTTGAACCGTCTATTTGCCAATCAGTAATCGAAAAGTTTCTTCCGTGCTGATCGTAAGTTGTTGAGAAATTATACGTTGTAGTGGAACCCTTCTTGATAGTTATGTCTATCGAACACTGAAGAGAACCAAATCCAGAGTAGTCATCAACAGAACCAAGAAGACCATCAATGAAATAAAGACCAGGAGAAAGGCTTGCAGTTATATGATAGTTGAAATCTCCTGATTCATCAACAGTAAAAAATCCATCGTCATTCAATGTTATATGCTCCCTGACGCCATCTAAGTCACGAGCTATACCAAAAAATGATGGATCATCATCAGGTGAATCTCGATATAAAGCAACATTACTACTGAACGAAAGCCCAGGTGGCAACGAAATTGCATAACTAGATATCGCAACATCCAATGAGAAGGTAATAGATTGATTCTTGTGATTCGTTACTGACACGTCACCGATATGATACCCGCTGTACTTAGGGTCTGCACTTACTGCGTTATCTATATTGATTGAATATAGAACATCGTCAGAGCTAGGAATCCCATCGTCCTGTCCAGTAATTGTAACTGTCTGCGGATGGCTGTAGTTGTTCTTCGTAAAGGTAAGATCGGACTTACTGATCTTTCCTTCTGCTGTGTTACTAGATGATAAATGAATGTAAACATTAGCAGTAGGCTTCTTTAATAGAACAACCAGAAACGTCGCAGTTCTACCTCCAGAATCAGTTTCCAGACCAGACGACGGAGATACAACGATGAAACCAATATCAAGAATCTTTATGTTAGCAGTTGTTGAGATTGAATCACCGAATGGGCTCCCAGATGCAGAAAGAACTAGAGTCTTACCTGCATCAGTACCTACAAGGTTGAACGACAGCGATGGAGTTGACCCATAGAAGTCATCTGTCTGATTATACACCGTATCTACAGACGGAAAGAACGAACCTGACTCACCTATCCTGATCTGCCTTGGGCTACCATTCACCGTCGCTGAGTAATTGAGATTTCCAGATGGTGCTGGACCGAGTGACAACACGCCACCGCTCACCTTCTTTGTGACTCCACCTATCGCAATCTGAGTATCAGCAGACAGAAACATCTGATCGTATGAGTACCCAGGAGGCAACGGTCCAGGGAATGACCAGTTCGGATTCCACAACGGCGGAACGAACGGAACGAATGGCTCAGGAGGTTGTGCTGTATATGCACCAGACATACTATCTAAATATCTCTTCGATTACAATGCTGAAGGCATTTAGTGTTCCGGCACCAGTTGTATTGACACACAAAGGCAAGTCAAACCAATACTGAGTATTCAGAGTCAACCCACTAACGATGAATACTCTTGTGATATGGTCTATCACGGTTAGAGCTATAGTGTCTATTCCTATCTGTGTTCCAGTATATGCGGCTCCGTTAGCGGGTGCGGCACCAGTTCCATAAACAAGTCTAGTTCTTGATCCAGTAGAGGAACCGCACCTAAGAAATCCACTGAATGTGATTTTGAGCTTTCCAGTCAAGATCGGAGTATAAACCCAAGATGAACCAAGTCCCATCATTTTGTACGTTGGATTTATGCTATTAGTTCCAAGTGGATCAGCAACAGGTGCATTAAAAAATGTATCTTGAGTTACTGGAATACTCCCAGTATCTCCCTTATCGCCCTTTAATCCAACTACAGACGCTATCGTAAGAGATGCGTGAACAACAACGATATTGTGGACTGCGGTATGGTTAGCAACATAAAGACTAACGAGATCATTAGCAGCCAAATTCAATATAGCTGTACCGCATATAGTATCCGGTCTACTTCCACCAGCGTTTCCGGTTTCGGTGTGAGAATTTCCATTAGGTTGTGCAGTACCACCGACCATGATTCCGCCTTCAATTTCCTGAGAGGCAGTAGCCGACTGAACAGACATAGCCCAATTAACAACATACTTTCCAGCAACCAAACACTTCAGTTCCCTTGAGTTCTGGAAAGTAAAGTTGTTAGTTAAACCACCAGTAAGACCTCCACCAACTTGAACTGGTGTATCCGCCACTGAGATTGTCACACTTTGCGATATGTTATCGGCATACATTGATCCATAGTTAAACAACTGAGGAGATATCCAACTCAGATTACCTGATCCATCAGTCTGAAGCAATGAACCTAATGATCCATCTGCATTCGGATATTTCAATCCAGACAGTATGACATTAGTTCCATCATAACGAATATTTGAACTATCCGTCAATCTTCCATTCGTTGTAACATACGGAACCCTTCCAGAAGTTAAACCTTCATCAAGAGTTATATTCTTTCGTGCCGCTCCAGTTGTGATAGTGAAGTACAAGTTATCAGTTGTGAACTCAATGGCACCAACTTCAGCGGCGGTCAACGACACTCCAGAAGTCATCTTTATTGGTGCAGTACCAGCGGTAGCTGATCCAGCACACAAAGTAAACCAAGCAGTCGGAGGGATATGAATTCCAGTTCTTCCGTTGAATGTCAAAATTTGATTGACAACAACTGGATCAAATACTCCATAAATCAATGAGTCAGTCTTTTCTTGTGCTTCGCTATTCCTTCCATTAGGATCGGAATCAATAAACAATTGATTTGATGTAGTTGAGTAGTATCCAGAAATAGCTCCGATACCGATGCTTCCAGAACCAAGATTCCTCTCTAGTGCAACAGTTCCAATGGCGACATTATTAGTACCAGTAACATTAAGCAATAACGATCCATATCCAAGAGCTACGTTATCGCTTCCGTGTGTACTCTCTCTTAAAGAGATAGTACCAATAGCTACGTTATTGATACCGTCTACATTCTTTCCAAGAGAGAAATATCCAAGTGCGAAGTTATCTTGTGCAGTCGTTGCTAGCTGCATTGCACTATATCCAACAGCCAAATTACGATGACCAGTTGTTACACTTTGAAGTGCATTAGTTCCCAATGAAACATTATATGTCCCATCAAAAGTGGTTGATACGTAAACTGCATTTGCTCCACCACCGCCAATTAAAATGTTATTCCCTTCGCTTCCAACCGGAGTAAATGAATTGATCGGTATCGACTGCCCGTTGGTGTTTACAATGAATCTCTTTGACGTTAATGATGTTCCGTCAAATGTCAAGTTTGCACTATCAGACAATATATGATTAGCACCAACTATAACTACCCTACCTGTAGTAAGTGCTAAATCCTGCACGTTAGCTCCGATAAGCAATCCGTTAGGTCCGAAATGAAGATCATTCAATTCGTTATTCTTTTGGATTGCCCTTCTAACTTCCGGGGCACTGTATGGGTTCGGTGTATGAGCCATTACGACAGCCTCCTACGGCCACCAGTTTTGATTACAGTGCTTACTTGCTCCATAGCCCATTTCAGGCCATCCCCGCTCACGGTCAGCGTAAACGCCTGTCCTGAGCAAGCAGGGTAAACCGTGGCGTTTAAGCCAGCAGTCCAAGTCCCTTGGTCCGAAGTCGCAGCCGTCACAGACCCCTCGAACGTGGGTGAAGGGCTCAAACTCCAATCAACATCACCACTAACAGATGCGAATACAGCATCCATCGACAAAACAGTTCCAGTTTTATTGTCGGAATTCAATGCAATTGGACCGATTACCACGTAGGAATCAAAAGTGGAGCCGCAATCGGTGTCTGCCAAATCCGAAAATTTGCGTAGAAATCCATCGCGGCCTCCCAGTATAACACCTGAGTCTTCAATAGTTGTTGATTGTAAAGTGCAAGTAGCTGTTGGTTCATGATCTGATATTAGAGTAAATGGCCAGAAAGTCCTTCTTGCAGTTGTGCTTACAACTCCGTAAGACTTACTTGTGTCAATACCAGTATCAAGGAAGAAATGAAGAGACTCGTCTGAAAAGATTGGCGTAATGAAGATATGAACTCCACCAGCCTTTATGTCATACTCCATCGACACAGTATCTTTATCAGGATCGAAATTGTCGAATTCTTTAGGCAACGTCTCCCTAGATACCGACACTGGATAAGCATCACCAACAGCATCTAGTGCATACAATCCATCCATAGACAAGAATAGCATTGATCCATCTGGCATCAAGCACCAAGCCTTAGCTCCTACAATTCCAATCGCATGACTAAGATTTACTAACACGCCACCGTTAGCTGGATCGCCAATCATCTTCCACAGAGAATTTCTGCATCCAATAATTAAATAGTCATCGCTGTGAGCTACCAATGCAGTAATAGCCTCACCAGGAACACCAGCAGCACTAGCCGTACCAGCCACAGCACTACTAACATCACCCAATGCAGATTGGCTATAATCCCAGTCCGTTGGGGTTGACACTCGTGCCATATACCAGACATGAGGAGCAATCTCCTGACCAGCAAGGACAATACGATCCAAGTATCTACAGATGAGTGGGCACCCAGAGGGAACTTGGCCCGTTGTTGCCGTAAGAATTGAAAGCGTGTTAAGCAACGGATCATATATCTTTGGTGCTCTTTCAATTCTGTACGATACAGAAGATGCGTTTGTACTAGCAGAAGATGACAGAGTTACCGAGCCAGCAGAAACAGTATTGATCTTGTACGTTCCAGCAACCGCAGTTCCAAGAGGATTGCTTACAACTACTACCATATCATCAGGAAGAATACCAAGCGTAGTCCAATCAGAAACATTGGCATCAGTCAATGCCGTTCCGTTGACGCTTCCTGTGGATACTGTCCCATTAACTGCACCAGTGATATTTTTTGATACAACATCACCGAAATCAGCGATATACAATTTCTGTCCATCTTGAGTGGCTGTTAATTGAACTCCATCATTCAGTGTCAGTGCGGTCGATACTTGAGTTAGCCTCCCGTATGTAGATTCATAGAACAGATTTCCTTCGGCTGACGCAATCAGCATTGACCGCAATTGATTAACTGTACCAGTAGAGAAATACTGAACTCGAAATACATTAACCAATGCCAAGAGACCAGCAACGGTACAATCCATTCCAAAGCCAACATTAAATCCAGTCTGCGAATCTACAGTCCCGCTGAATATGGAAATTCCATCCCAATAAACAGTAATGGCATCTCCATCTACGGTAGCAGATAACCATGCGGGAATAGATGTTCCAAGTGATCCTCCAGTCAAGGTTTGAACAGTAGGGGCACCACCATTAAAAATTGAAGTCACAGTTCCAGAATACGATCCAGTTGAATCGTTCGCCACCAACTCAATTATTACTCCATTCTGTGTGATATCTGGAACGTCGTCAAGTCTTAGGTACAGCCTATAATTACCGGCGAACGAACCAGCCCACGGAACGATCAACGCCTCGACTGAATATACTTTAGAGGTATTGATGTCAATCTCTTCCGAAAGAACAGCATCGCCTGATGCAACGCTATAATCAATTTCGGCAGCGGGCAAGTTAGTCAGAATGTTCGGAAATCCAGTGGCCCAAGATGGCTGAGACCATCCGGTAGACATTGTATTTCCGCTAAACGTATCAGAGAAGTTTGTGAATCCATCACCCAGAGACAACACCATCGGAGATAGCAATCTAACTTCTCCACCGAGATTGTCGATATGAGATACCATCAATCCGGGTCGTGAGCCTCCACGATCACGCTGGTCAATTGTCTCGATTGACCTTACGTTAAGAAGATCGGGAGAAGAATACGGCGGCTGCTGTCTGTACGACGCCTTGCGATTCAAGCCAGCAACCGGAAACGTAATCTCAATCTGACGCTTATTTCCTTGTTGTCTTGGCATGGGATTACGATGGAAGGTTGTTGAGTATTGCAGTGTCAAAAATCATTTTAGTTTGCAATGCTGAAAGCACAGCATTATCGTCATCCAAAATGGACTGAGCCTTCTTTTTGTCGCCAATGAAAATAATAATTGGTATTGATATGTCTTTACTTCCATCGAATACAATTTGCTGCTGATCCAAATCGTAAACATTATAAGTCCCGCTTGAATTCTGACGTACCAACATATTGTTTTGTTTTGCCATGATTCTAATAAAGTAATTCCTCCAATGTTGCCTCGACATTAGTTACTCCGGTAGTCACTGATCCAATACCACCAGTTCTTTCTACCTGAATGTCAAACCAATATGCAGTATTCGGAGATAATCCAGTTATAATCAAAGTCCTAGAAACAACTGGAATTGTAGTGCCTATAGCAAACGATGAACCAACAATATACGCAACACCTTCAACTGTTCCAGAAGCGGCAGCACCGTTAATTGGTGCAGTTCCAGTTCCATATGCCAATTTTGTTAAACCAGCAGAATTTAATCCTGAACCACCTGCAATATAAGATATAGTCAGACGTACCTTTCCTGACGATGATGCTGATGTTGTTATTGCTATAGTAGAACCAAGTCCCATCATGACATAAGTAGCAGACGTTGTTCCCGCTGGATTACTTGGCCTAAATGTTCCAGGTGTTGGAGACCCAGCTTTCAGATATGTTGAATTATCTGCACTTACAACAGAACCGTTACCCTTTAGGAATCCCGTTAGATTAGTTGTTGTTGAGGTTGTTATGTTATTTGGACCAGCAGCACCATTGGTTCCATTGGTTCCATTGGTTCCATTGGTTCCATTAGTGCCAGCATTTCCCCTTGGTATAGTGAAATCCAAAACAGCAGCAGATGAACTGCCGCTATTAGCAACGATAGCATTCGATCCTGGGGTACCTGTAGTCGTTGAGCCTACTGCTATTGTTGCAGCAGCACCAGGATTTCCCTGTGGACCAGCTACAGGATCGCCATCAGTTCCGAAAACACTCTCAAGCATTAGCTATTGATACCAAGGTTCTCTTGATATCCTCCAGCAGCACTGAGACCTGTGTTACACACACCGTACACTGCTTCTCTGGATAGCGAACCAGTTACCACCATAACTGAACCAACTGAACGCATTTGAATACCGTTTGCAAATACGGCAGCTTCACCAAAACCCATAGATACTGGATCGCCAGATCGCATCTGCAACACTAACTTATCCCGGTAAGGATTTGCTGGGACAAGCTGTGTGCTTTGATCCGTCGTATTCCAATTTCCGCAAGCGTTCGGAGACATACCGCTTCTCCTAGTCGCATATTCCAAGGGCTTCCTGATAACCGCCAGAAGCAGTTTGACCAGTGTCGCAAACACCATATACAGACTCCCTTGCTAATGCTCCAGTGATAATGATTACCGACCCGGCTGTTCTCAACTGAACACCATCCAAGAATATGGCTGGTTCGTCAGTTCCAAAAGCAAGGGATACGGGATTGCTAGTTCTCATTTGAATAACTAGCTTATCCCTATATGTGTTAGCAGGAATCATAACTGTAGATGCACTAGCGTCCGTCGCAGACCAAGCACCTTTGAATGCCATTTTATTCTCCTAGCAACTACAAATTCCAAGTGCTTCCTGATAACCAACAACAGCGGAATTGGCGCCTGTGCAAATTCCGTAAACGGCAGATCGAGCTAACGCACCATCAACTGCAATTACCGAACCAGCAGCAGTTAATTGAACACCCTCTGCGTATACAGCATCTTCATCAAACGCCAATGATACCGATCCAGCAGTAATAGAATGACACTGAAGAACCAGCTTCGCACGATAAACATTGGCGGGTGCTATGAGCGTACTCGTAGCACCCACCGCAGCAGTTCCCTTAAAGGACATTATTCACCTATTAGGTGTGCGACGAATACAGAGGCAAGTAGTAAGTAACGCCGTCAATCTTGCACGTCAGAACCTTGATTGTTCCAGTAAGCGACGCAGCAGTATTAACTGAACCATCCATAGTCTCGAATGAAAACACATTCGTTACTGCATTGTTTCCGTACATATGTACCATCGTTGTCACTGCACCGCCGTTGTTGGTGATATTCAACATCTGGCTAGAAGTTGGCAATGCCGCACCAACCTGATTGTCAATCCACAAACCAGACATATTGACATCTGCACCGAACGCAGCACCAGCAGTAAACTGCATCTGAGCGAGAACGGCGGCGGCATAAATACCGCCAGAGTTGCCGTCACCAAGAGTGCTGGTGGAAGTCATGGTCAGCTTGCCTTGAACGCCAGCAAGGAAACCCTGATTAGCGGAACCCTTATACGTCGCACCGGTTTTCAAACCGGCAACTCCGCGAATGGTATACAAGCCAGCACCTTGGATAGTGAAGGTCTGAGTGCTAAGCAATGACTCAACATCCTCAGTAGTATACCGAGCAGCGGTAGTGCTGGAGGGATCAACGAAGATTCCGATTGTGTTTCCACCGGAAGTAGCATCAGCCGAGTGAGAACCAGAAGTTCCGACCTTCAACGAATTTGCATCGGGAGCCAGAGCATCGAAATCGCAAGATGTATACGTGCCTTCGTTCACATAGAAAGCATCGCCAGCACTTCCATCGGTATGCTGGAAAAGACACCCAGTTTGGTATCCGGCAGTACCATCAACCGGAACAGTCAAACCGCTAGCGGACAAAAGCCCTTGATTAGTGACAGCGGGCGGGTCCATCTTTATGAGCTTGCATATTCTCTTTTGCAAAACGATTCTCCTAACATGAAATAGTAGACTTTAGTAAATACTCATCAAGCAACACAATTCTATTTTTAACCACCAAGAACTTGAGTCAATCTATCGAATCCAGGACCGAGCATTGAAGACTTTTTCTTCGCTGGTGCTTGTTTCGACTTCTGTTTCTTTTTATCTGCCATGCGTCCAGCTTTCTTTTTAGCTTGGTCATCATCGACCCGCTTCCTTTCGGCAGCAGTTGGGGCCTTGCTCCAATCAGGCTGTTCCTTCTTGGCTTTTCCCTTAAGATCGCCAGAGACCTTGCTTTTTGCATATCCAGGCATTATAGTATTTGTCCGTTATATGTGATTGGGAACGGGGGAATGAACCAACCTGGATGATCGCCATCAACTCGATCATGTTCTCTATGTCCAAGTTGACCATACATTTGGGCACCACGCTTTCGATCTCTAGCAATCGCATCCATGAGCAATGACTGGAATTGAGCAGCGTGCTGGCCGATTTCATCGTTTACCCTAGTCTCCGCGACCGCAAGGCAAGACTCGATATACAACTCAGCAAGTTGCATTCCACCAAGAGGGTATGGGAACGTATCAGTCAACGATCCACTATAAGCCTCGTACTCATAGGATAACGTCCAGGGGGCACTTGAGGTAGGATAAAACATTACCTCTTGTCTCTGTCCAGTAGTTCCGTCTGAAGACTTATATCTTACAGCAGCTTCGTGAGGAGTCCCAGTCAAGTTAGTCTGAGACTGTAAATCCTCAATTCTACCGGCAGAGATAATTGAAATCGGCCTTCGGTACGCTTCTGGAGGATAATGGAATCCACCAAGCAGACGACCAAAGTTATCAGGAAGATCGTAAGCAAATTGAGCTACCTGATAGATAGTTCCAGCAACAGCGTTTACAGAAGTGTCAACTAGAGTAACTTGACTATTGCTATCTCTAGTATCAACTTGATACGATACCCCTGTAATGCTCATTCGAGTCTGATCGTTCACCCAAGTTGGAAATGTTCCACCTACAAGAGTAACTACTCCATTGACAATTGTTACAGTGCCCGTAGCATACGGAGCAACAATATCAATGTAAGAATTCGGATGTAGCCATGACCATTCGTATCCTGCAACCTGAGCATTTAATGCCGGTGGATAATAGACACGACGAACACCAGATTGAACAATCGCAGTCAACTCAGAAAGTTGAGAAGCTGTCCAATTAAGAGAGTTCGATCCGAAGCCGAGGAAGAATCCGACCGCAGACAGAAGATCAGGCAGACCAATCGAGAGACTTGATTCACTCATATCAATGCAGCCTTTCAGGCTCGCGGCCAAAGGCCGGGGCGGCGGAAGAGAAGCACCGCCCCAGCCCTCAACCTAATTGATTAGCCGACAGTCGAAGTCAGATTAGCAACCAAGTGCCAATAACCAACCCATTCAACCGTCGAATCGCAGCCAGCGGTAGCCATCGTGAGGGAGGCCATCGTTGTGCTGTTGTCATACTTCATAGCCGTGCCACCGTAAGTGATGACAACAGAGGAAGTGGTTTGCGTACCATCAATCACGAAACGCTTTTTCTGCCCATTGCGAGTACCAGCAGCGGGAGTGTTAGTGATATTCGCCGAAATCGTTTCGGTCGGGAAGTGAGTAACTCCAGTTGCCATCAAGGTGACAGCACCACCAGCAGTGCTAGCAGCGAGAGTCTCCTGCAAGCCAGACTGCGGACCTTCCTCAAGCAATGCAAGTGTCTTCGCTGGAGTTGTGCTAGTATCAAGTGTCTGCAACGGAACAGCAGAACCCTGACCTTGGAATCCTTCGTTGGTAAAGTAACCAGCCAAAGTTCCACCAGCCTGACAAGTCACCCGACCGACTCCAATGGTCAAATTCTTTTTGGTGAGAATTTGACAAGTGCTACCGGGGATATTGATTTCAATCAATTGTCCAGTAGGACTAGCAGCATAGTCGGAAGCGGCGACACCAGCGAAGTACGGAGCATTCAAAATGGTCGGCAACTTCACGCGAGTCGTTCGCTGATAATCGACTGATGCAGCCGTCTCGATAGCATGAGCCGGAGTTGCAACAGCCAGGGAGTAATCCCAGTAGAAACAAACTCCCTGGCCCTTTTTCAGAGCCACGATTTCATCAAACCAAACCCACTTGGATTTGCGATCAGCTTCACGCAAAGGGGCATTAGTAGAAAAATCACTCATTTCAGTATCCTCTTTCTAAGTTGGTTTCAAAGGTTAATTACGACTGGTACAGAACGCCTTGACGACGCAGGTTAGTGCAAATCATCTGCAACGTCGCATCAAGATCAACGCGACGGACCAAGTGCTTGCCAGGAACCATATACGGAGCGGTCAGTTGGTTCTCCCAACCTTCCAGCACGCCAATGGCCAGCCAGTTCCAATCCAGCATATACACTGGATTGCTGGTATCACTATCAAGGAACGGAGCGTACACAACGGGCGTACCCTTGAAAACAACTCGACCGCCACGGCTATCAAGATCGAATCCGAGATTCGTGTCTTGGGCCTCAATCAACTCTTCCAACAGACCAACAACGGTATCGTTGGTATAGATACCATTCTTCATCGGTCCAAGGTCAGGTTGAGCATGAGACACAACCGAGCGGAACTGAATCTTTCGGTGCATACGACGCATCATACGAACCAAGTCTTCAGTAGCTACCAAGTGGTAAGTACCCGACCAGTTCGCCCAACGGGCTTGGGAAGCAGTCGTAATGTTCGCACGACCAGCAGTAAAACCAGTAGGATCGCCACCGTTGAAACCTTCGCTAGCATTTTTCACGACCCAGTAAGCAATGCCGAACGGAGTCTTCTTGTCAGTGCTATCCGTGGGCTTGCCCCACAAGACTGCTTCGAGATACTCGAACAAGCTGACCATCATGGCAGTGTATCGAGTCTGAATCAGATCGACAATGCTAACGCCGCCACGCTGGAAAGCGGGCTCTCGCTGATCGTACAGATAAAAAGCATTGACGTGCCGAGGCTCGACAGTGCCCTTAATCATCGTATCGTTGATCGCAGCACCATCAGTCTCGAACAGTTCAACTGCACGAGCCGAATGGTTGTGGTCAACCTGAGCCTCGAATTCCCACGGATTGCCGCCACTAAATTTCTTTTGGCGGGACTTCCACATTTCACGCACGGCAACGTGATCGGTCAGATCAGTTTGCAAATCAACAAAGGCACCACGCTTCACGAGATTCTGTTGTGTGAGCAAGACCGCGTCATCAATCGAAGAGTAAGGAATTCCTATTGTACACCTACCTAAGCATTTGCTTCGTTTATTGTTTTTGTTTTTGCATTATTGAGATATTCACATGCAATCTCAAGAATATCAACGGATTCATTAGCAAAGCCGAGCATGGCGTTGTGCTTATGACACAACCAGCCTCGCATCGCACCAGTTTCGTGGCAATGATCTAGACACAACTTCTTGTTGCAGTCACTTTCCATTACGCCACAAATATAGCACTTGCCAGTAAATGCCTCTCGGATTTCTTCTACCGTTGCACTGCATGGTTTGTAACCACCAGCAATCGAAGCAATATGCGATTGTTTAAGAGCAACCTCAAATCTATCCCTACTATCTCGCCACTTCTTGTAATTCGCAGACATCTTATCTGAATTCCTTTTACGCCATTCACGAGACTTTAACTTCCCGGCTTCGGAATTTTCATAATATCTACTCCTAGCCCTTTTGTTAATCAATCCAGGATGATTCTCCGAATAAGCCTTTTGCTTCTTACAAGCACAAGACTTGCAAACCCGATTCATCCGTTCGACCACAACTCCATTGCGATCTTTATCTCTACGAACCGAGAAATTCTCAATCGGTTGCTCCACACCACACTTACTACACAGCTTAGAATTAGTCATTAAGCCTTACCACTAAAGAACTTCTCATCCAACATCGCGGCCACTTCTGCCACGGTATCACCCTTATGTTTTGCTTGTTTCGTATTTGCACGCTGAATATGCTGCTTACTTCTCTTATCCAGGTCGGCATTCAACTTCTTGTCGGAAGCCTTGGCCATTTCATCGCCAAGTACCAATTTCACCGCCTGCTGAAATGCCTTATCTCGGTCGATCTGAATTCCAGAAGCTTGATATCCAGCGATCAAAATGGCAGTTTGATTTGCAATCTGGTCCCTAGTAGCAAACTGAGAACTGGACCTGTCAAGTTTAGAATACTCACCATTTCCCAGAATCTCAGAAAGGTCTTCTCCCAAACCGGAAATCTGACTATCAAACCACTTCTCAGTTTCCTTAGCGTAATTCTGACGACCAGCATCAGCAATCCTTGCCTGATACTCTTTCATTGACTTCAACTCTTCTTGCTGCTTCTGAATAACCTTCTTCAAAGCCTCGAAAGTATTGACGACACCTTCTTCATACTCTTCAGGATCGAGATTAGGAATCTGTGCAAACAAATCATCTTCGTCAGACTCTTCGTTCTCTTCCTCAACCGGCTTATGTGCATTTTCAATGGAGGCGGATACCCTGTTTAACGCCTCGTCGTTAGCAAAGGATTTCGCATCTTCAAAAGTCAAACCTGCACGAATAGCACGAGTCAACGCCTCGTTACTAAGTTTAGGTTTTACTTCTGTCTTGACTTCAGGCTTCTCTTCGCTCTTGATTTCGGTCTTCTCTTCTGACTTAACTTCTGTATCAACTACAGGAGCCTCTTCTTTTACTTCCGCTACTTGCTTCTCTTCAGTAAAAGGAATACTCTCTTCTTGAGGCTTCTTCTCTGATTCCTTACCTTCGATGTAAGTATTGATTGCAGTATTGATTTCACCCACAAGTTCATCTGTCACTGGCATTTTCTCTTCTCCGTTAAAAACTACCACGGTCAACCATACCTCGCAGCTTCAGCAAACGCTTCCGCTGATTCCTGCTGGTATACACAGGATTACCCTCTTGAGTCACTTCAACACCCTTCTCTCCGTGACTCTCGAAGAAATCCCTCAATTCTTGAGCCTGACTTGAGTGAACACCGGAAACATCACATTCATAAGGGAATCGACTCTTCGATGGCCTTACACTGTGATTTTCCAGAGTATACAAAGTTCCATCAACATCAATCGTTTCAGGAACTTCAGCAACCCTGAAGTATCTTTCAACGATGCGACCAGCATCATCTTGATACCTGAAGATTTTTCCGAAGATCGCCATAGTTACATTATATCCTGATTATTCGTTAATGTCCAGATGTAACGGGTGCAGCACCAGCAGTTTCCTTAAGACCACTACCCATAAGCTGTTGTGTCATCGCAGAATCAGCACCGTGGCGAGACATTCCCGGCTGTCCAACTCTCGCGGTCGTCTTGTCGCCGCCGTAGTCCTGGCCCTGCTGTTTCGTTTGCAAGTTCTGATCCGTCTCGGCAAACTTAACGATATCTGACAACTCTGGGAAGTCTGAATACTTTGCTGCCAACTTGAGAATTTCTTGATAGTCAACTTGACCACCAGCAGATTGAATTCGTTGCTCAAGAGGAGTAACGAATTCCTTCATGAACATTCGCAACTTCTGAAGACGCACATTCGGAGAGTTATCCTGCAACGAATACACATCCATCTTCAGATCGTAGTCATCGAAATCTCCCAGCTTCGCTTTCTTGTTCCACTTCACAGGCAATGTTGCATCAGTACCGGGAATCGGCTTTTCAAGATTACGTTTCTTGACTGGATCATTCCATTCATAATATGCAAGTGCATGGAAAATATCTTGAATGAACTTCTGCGTAGCATCTGCCATGTCCTGCATTTGAGCAGTCGCAGATGCAGTAAGAAGTTTATCTTGACCCAGAGTAGGAGATTGGTTTTCAAGACCACCAAGGGTATCTAGGTTCCCTGCGAAGTAACTGAACAGATCACGGCATTGCAGATAGAACGCAAGTGTCGGAGCGTGAACACCGCCAGCCTCAAGTTGAACAGGAGGCGACCCAGTATATCGAATTCCTTCACCATCCCGAGCCTTAGAGAAGTTCGTTACGCTCTCCTCTTCGCCGCCCTGGAACCCTTGAACCCTCTTGTATGACTCAGCTTCCTCACCAAGCTTGCGGAAGATAGTGTTTGCCAACTCATGCAAGTCACGCCACAAAGCAATCGGCGGAAGAGGCATTAAGTTGCCTGGAACATCGTTGAACCACAGCTTGTAATATGGACCGCAAGTAGGACCATCCCATTCGCAGACATGAAGAACCTTCTTTGTCTCGGCACCGCAAGTAACAACAAGACCTTCCTTCGGCAGCCAGATATCACGAAGATGAACACGATCATGATATTGATCTGCTGAACCATCTGCCGAAATACCTTCAACACGAGGCTCACCAGCAACTCCGACAATTGTATATTCGTCAGGCTTCAAATCCTTTTTCTCGTCTTCGTCAATCCAATCACTATCCATTAGCTCGTCGTAGTCAAGCCAATACTGATTTCCCTCAAAGCAAATATCTTCAAGGCACTTGGCTGACATATCAAGGAAGTAGTTATCGAGTGGAACGCAATCAACGAATGGACAGCCGTATTTGTGGTCAAGAGCGTGGCCTACTTCATACAAGCCAACCTTTGCGACACCAATCGAGAATAGAGCCTCAAGAACGATACGGCGAAGAGTTCCCTGCAAGCCAATTTCGTCAGGAATCTGATTCACTGCCAACTCGAAATTAGCAGCGACAGGCTTGAGCCTATCGTTGCCTGGAGCAGTAATTAAAACGCGAGGATTCTGCGGAGAGAGTTTCCTTGTGTAAATCTGCAAAGCAAGAGCGAGCATAGGAACGATATTCCTACGTTCTGCACCGCACTCAGCATAATGATAACCAACCATTTGCTGAACTGCATGAAGCCTCTTTCGTTTCTGGAACTCAAGCTGCCGTTCTGACCAAACAATCGCCGCGTCAAGTTTGGTCCACTCTTTATCGCTCAGTGGGTTCTTCATTATTTTTACCTATTTCCCCTTTTCCCGTAAACTATAAATAAAAAACTAACAACAATTATGATGGTAACTATCGCATCATCGTGCATATTAGTTATTTCTCCAACCGTCGTTAGCGAGTTCTTTCTGTTTCTGTTCTCGAAGTTGATTACGCCAAGCCAGTGATCCTACCGGAATAGTTTTTTCTTCAACGACTGGCTTGATATTCCTTTCACGCAAAGCTTTCCATGCGAGAGCATCGGCAATAACACGGTCGCCGTGGTTGGCTTTCGCACCAGATGGGTCAACGCGGTTGCATGTTCTCGAATGCTCAATCCCGCCATCAGGAGCGAAAATATATTCCAGTGTTTCCTGTAAAGCTTCCTTCGATCTGTTAATACACGCTCCCTTTTCAACAGAAGATCGGTACTCGCCAAGGAATAACATCTTGACTTCCTTGGTCGTAACAATGCCTGGTATATCCGACACTTTACCAGAAATCGCCTCTTCCCTTTTGCGAAAATATATGTTTCCATACCCCAATTCGATAACCCTGGAACCGAATTGTCTACCCGGCCCGCCAGACTCCCAGATGAGATAAGCATTTCCGAGCCATTTGCATATCGCAATTGCTTGCTTTGCAAACTGTTCTGGTCTAATACGTGAGTTGACATACTCAATAACTTTCTCGCATGTTGTCATATTGTAAGCGGCCAGACAAGAATTGGATGCACCCGTCCCGGCAGAAACATCGCACCCTGCTGAGTATTTAGAATCTCTAGGTGGTTCATCATTCCCATTGAGGTAGAACCATAACTGAAGATGCCCATTAGTACATTCAACAAATCGAATGGGCTCTCCTGTGGTGTCATCATATTCTAACTCACCAACGAGAAGAGGAGGACGGGCATTCTTGCGAATCTGAGTTTCGATTGCTGCTGCATTGAAATACTGAAACCCTGACCCAAGGTAATCAATGTCAAGTTCCTGGGCAATTTCCTGGGAACTACCGGCACGCTGACACTCTCCATCATACCAAGAACTTCGGATTTTTCCATCCAAAACAAAGTGGTAATCTGGCGGAAAGATCGCATCATCAAGATGTTTCAGATTTCCCTTATCGTCAGTAGTATAAAGACCGACTGACTTTATTGGATGCTGGGACCAATGGAGTCTGAGTTTCTTGATTGTCGTTTGTCTAATATCGTAGAAAGCATTATTGACTCCATTCGGCGTAGAGTTAAAAAGTCTGCAATTTGTCGCGTCACGAGTAGATGATAAGACACGGTTTCCTTCGACAACTGCCGCAAACTCATCAAGCAATATAGCTGTACGGCGGTCTCCACGAGCAACATTACCAGTAGTAGATTCACCATCAATAACACTCCCATTTTCTGGATTCTCAACGTGTAACTTTGAACGATAACAATCTTTGTTATATCCCCGCGGACGCAACCACGATACCAGGCTATCCAATAGGAAGTCGAACTTCCAGAACATAGCCTTCGGGTTTCCTGGCTTATCAACGTACTCTTCAACACGACTAACGAACAGGAATGACTGACGATCACGAAATCTCCAACACCATGTCATTGCTGCAATTGTTATCCAACTCGCACCCATATCACGACTCTTCTCTATTAGCAAGTCGTTAGAGCCAATTGCTGCAATAATATCCATAACTGCATCCTCTTGAAATGGATACAGTATGAATGGTAGCTTTGGATTCTCCTCATTTCGAGGATCGTATGTCCAGCAGAATCCGTTAATAAAGAATAACGGGTCTTGGGAACACGCATCAATAATCAATTCGATTACTGAAGGATCATCGACTACTGCTTGTAGAATATCCCTACGCCACTCAAGATTCTCTTTGAGTGTCTTTGGTATATGTCGATTGAATGGTGTTTTAACTTGCAATGGAACGACAATGGTTTGAACAGAAGAACTTAATCAAACCACTCTGATAACGCTTAATTGATAAGCCGCAACCTGACGCACACACTGCGGAACCATCTGTACGAACGCAAGTTCGGCCAAGGTCTTTTTTGCAGTCTGGATTATCGCATTGCGTTACCAACTCAGGTTGCCGAAGAAGTTTCGCGGTCTTCTTACTGATCTTACCTATCTTACGCAATCTACTCATTTTTCAACCCTTTCAAGAAAGCGTCTATCTCTTCAATAGAATGCTTAGTACCTTGCTTAACCAGACGATCATTCTCTCCGCTATCTGATTTCGATTCAACCTGTCCGAACTTCGCCATGAAGTCTTTGGGTTCTTTCAACGCTTGTTTATAGAGAAACCAAGCTGTGTTGTTCGGGCAATCCTTTGGGTGCATACGAGTTATCGAGTGTTCACCGGCAGCAGAGATTGCCCAATTAAGATTTTCACGATAAGATAGTTCTCGACCTGCAATCGTTGAATGCTGAGAACTCTTAATGTGACGGCGAACTGTATCTTCTTTCAAACCAAGACGAGCGGAGATACTATTGGTACTCTCTCCCTTTTCGTGACTCTCAATAATATCGTCGTGTGCTGCTTTTGAAATCGAAGGCATTACTTCCCCTTCTTAAACGACTTCTTTTTCTTATGCTTAGGAAGCTTCTTTTTTGGTGTTTCCTTTTCCCAGCGTTTAGCAATAGTTGGCTCATTAGCATACATGAAACGACGTTGTGCTTCGCTTTGAAATGGCATGAGAATCTCCTGACCACATTGTACCAAGAAACCAAAAAGAAAGCCAGCGGAGAGGAGGGGACTC